ACATAGTGATCCTCCTTGCACCAGTTGTCCAGCTTCTTGTTGTTTTTGAGAAGCCAATCTGTGTAACTCTTAAAGTTAACACAACGGATCGACTGGCAGTGTCTACCATACTTGACGAATGCATTATAATATGGACTTTCTACTAGATGTGTGTATGTCTTTAAATTTGCGCTGCCTTGGGTAAGCTCATAGAACCTAAGATATGCTTGAAAACCCATCTGCACACCCTGTTCTTTTTCCTGCTGATATCTACGCTTGGGCTCGCAGAGGTGCGCCGCAAGAGTACTTTCCTTACGATATGCTTTGTCACAATACTTGCATTTAAAACGCGGATTTGATTCGCTTGTCATCCCACCCGTGTTCTCTTGCCAAGTTTTTAAGATCTCTTGTATCATTTACTTTCGCCAATAGTTCTAGATCTTCTTCTGTGCGCTCTGGAAAGATCTCACGTAAAAATTTAATTGCTTTATTGTTGTTAGTCTTCTTCTTAGGACTAATCCATTTGTGATAACAGTTGCCCATGCCTGGACTTACTGTTGTACTCAATAACCATAAAAACTTTTTGTGCTTGCTAGCACTGATATCAAAGAAGTGCTTGTTTAAACGCTCATTACAACTCGCCAAATAATACTGTTGTAGGATTGGGTCGCCTGTTACACTGCTACCCCAGCGAATCATAAGGAACGGAGCAAACTTTTTCTTCTCCTCATCAGTCATTTCATCAAAGTACTCACGTCTCTTTGAATCCAATGCACTCATTTCATTTCGTATGTTTAGTCGATCCATCTTCATTCTTTATCAAGTTATAAATCATTATAGCATGGTCCAGTGCTTCGCGCAAGCCCTTGTTTGAGCGAGCTAACTCAAACATACCACGTGCTAGTTCTTGTTCATTTCGCAATCTAATCATCTCTCTTTGGTACGGAGTGTCAGGCAGTGACCAGCCATCTCCGTTAGGTACAACAAAACGATCTGCTGGATCAGCACCAACAGGTCTTGCATATACAGTTTTGCCACCGTCGGGTGATTCAAAGATATGCTTGGGCTTGTTCTGAGACATAATATCTTCCAATGTTACGATCTTGGAAGCCTTCAATTACTTCTCTGTGTATGGGCCAGTGTGCAAGGTCTGCGGGTTCTGCAACCAACTCATAGTTGTTGTTAAATGTACTAGCAAAATATACCTTAGGTGCTTTGGTTCTGTTAGCACACTCGTTAACAAACTTGTGATGTATGTGTCCGTAATCTCCGTCTTCGTTGTGTGTTAGTATAAGATCTGCTGAACGTATGTTACGTGTTAATGACTCTCCAGCTAGACCTGCGTCAAATGTGATCAACTCATTTGCTTCTAAATCTTGATAGTGATCTTTGAATCCTAAGAACTTGGTTTTAATATTGTACAGACTCCAAAAGGCGGCGGCTTCTTGTGCTCGATCATCTTTAAGGTCATAGGTCAAATAAACAATAGACCAATCCCAGTCATTGAACTTTTGTATAAAGGGCCATGCAAATATCACACAGTCGTCTGGGTGTGCTACTGCCGCTATTGCCTTCAATGATTCCTCCTGCCATCAAACACACAAATAAACTCTAAAAAGTAATCGCCTGTGTTGTGTACTTTGTGAAACACATTGTCCTCTACCAGCACAATATCACCTGCTTGTACATCAAAGATACGATAGTCTAGTTCCATTTTACCTTTACCACTGATAAAATGATAAACTTCTTCTTGTCCAGCGTGACGATGTCCATTGGTGCTTTGCTTTGCACGTAGTTTAGTCTTGCTGAGTACAAGATTCTTTAGTAGCTTGTTATCATACAGCTCGTACTTTGCATCGTCTTTGATTAGCTCACCGCCAATATGTTTAGCGGTTACTAGGTTTGGATTACCAGATTTTTCCATAGTCAACTACCTCGCTTTGTCTGCTGATATCATTTACAAAATATACGCAACGTGGTTTTTCGCCTTCTTCAAGTGGCACTGCTAAAAGTTGTCCAGGTCTTAGTTTAGGAAAATACCATTTTACATCCTGAAAGATATCTTCAATTTCAATTTCTAAAAACTCTGGTCTAAAACTACCCAATGGGTTAAAACTAAATGCTTTGAATCCTCGATCATTAATACTAGTTAGAGGAACAACTTCAAGATCACCAAACTCAGCCTCGCCAATCAGTATTTGCCAGTCCAATGGCATACGAATTTGTTTGCCTGCAATACGCAAAACCAATGCACTACTGTTAAAACTCTCCAAAAAGATCAGGGGAATAAAAAAGAAGTCGGGGTTTTTTGCATCGCTGTTGTCTAGTACTGCAAAACGAAGGTCGTCAATTTCATCGGGTAGTTCCGTCATATCAAATGAACGGTTTTCTAATGTTAATATTCTCATAGTTTCCAATATTCCTTAATTATTTTATAGTACACATCAGCGAGATACTCTTGACTTTTTGGATCTCCGTGATAACCCGGGTCAAAGCCTAGTGTTTTATCAAAGAACCATTTGTTAGTGGCATATGCTGGAGTCTCTTCAAAGTCCAGTGTAAAACAACGATCAGGAACTACTTCAGGAAAATATTCTCGTACATCATTGCTTGTCCAAAGATTACAAGCAACAACTAAGAAAGGAATCTTGGCATAGTGCAGTTGCATGATACCGTCTCGAATAATCCAACGGTCCATTTGCAGTTTCCATTCACTGTCATACATGAAGTTAATGTACTGTTTAACTGCGGCTTGTGTGCCTTTATCAATTTTACTAGCACGATAAGGATGATTATAGTTTTCTGCTAAACTAAAAATAGTTTCACATATCATTGTATAGGGATTATTGCCGTAATTGACATTATTGATTCCTGCTTCAATATTATAACCATTTAGGTGTGCTTTTTGTAGGTGTTGCTGTAGATCACTGTTCCAACCTTTGTTTTCATTTTTAGGAGGAACATAGGGAGCCGCACTAGCTGGTATTTCCATACGATCATGGAATGTAGGAGCAATAATAGCAAACGTAGGACGCTGACGAAGTACTTCGTCTATTTGGATTCTAATGCCACCATTGGAGCAGCCTTGTCGTGCTAGGATTTCTACATCCCATCCCAACTTACGTGCCAGCACTTCGCCATATGCAGTGCCTGCTAGCTCTTTATATTCTGCATTTGCTGGAGCACTAAAACTGCATCCACATACCATCAATTTACTCATAGGCAAAATACCAATTCCTGTTTAGTGTATTATACGATGTTCTTAATCTTTCTGATCCTTGTGGTATTACTTTACACATTGTACCAAAGATTGTGTCATGTACGTGTAGTTGTACATTGTCTGTAACTGCACGCCATATTACTATTATACAACACCAATGCATATCAGTCAAGCCTTTTAGGTTAATTTCATGATTAAAACGTTCGTAATCAACATGCCCTTTTTGATTTAAATCCACTGAGTGCCATTCTGTTTCGTGTACAACTCTAAAATGTTCCATAATTTCAGGCATACCTTGCGTACCTTGGTGTGCTTGATTAAAAAGATTAAAGATTGTGTTTTGTTTAAACTGATCTGCGGATCGTATAGCTTCTTGATTAATAGCTTCTTCAAACTTTGGATCTATTTCAATCTCAGGTTCAAAACCATATGCTTCGCTGGCACTTTGGCAAATAGCAAACATAGGATGATGCTCGTAGATTCTAAACTGATATTCTATGCGACCTGGAATAAACTCTCCACCTCTGGCAATAGCATGCTCGCTGATCTCTAATAAATTTTCGTTCCATATGTTAGTGCATAAAACTTCACTAACATAAACATCTCCTGCAACTTCAATGTCCATCCAGTTTGCGTTCAGCACTGTAGCACGATCACTGAGCTCGCATAGTTCTAGATTCTTGCGTGTTAGTTCGGCACGTTCTGGATCCATTTCAACTGCGGTAACATGTGTTGCACCTGCCTTTAGTGCTAGTATGCTTAACAAGCCTGTGCCAGATCCAATATCTACTACATGCTTGCCTGGCGCTTTTAGCTCTAGTGCGCTTTTGTAAAATCTATTGCGCCCACCATCGTTAATCATTGGCAAGAACACACCATTATCA